TAGACCTGGTAGATCTGGAACTTGGTGGAGCGCTTGTTGGCGATCGCATCCATAAACCTGAGCTTCAGGCGACAGCACTCAGCAGCAACAACCAGCTGGTCAACCAGATCGTTCCCAATCTGCTCGTTCACCGTGTCGTTGCGCTTGTTGACATTGAGAAGCTCCTTAACATCCTGAGAACTGAGAACCGTCATTTTGTAATGAGTTCTGCTGTTCTGTCAAAATGAGATCCGTTTTACACGGAACCAAAAGGTCCCTTGGTTACCCGAGGAAACTCAGGAGGAAGACATTGAGCAGGTGGGAGACCACGACAGCTGCGAGTCCAAGGGCGCCAGCTCCCTGCCACGAGACAACACCGCCTGAAGTGTATGCATTCGGAATGTATCGAAGCAGAAGATCACGAGGCGCTGACATGGAGAGGATCACTGTGGCCAAAAAGAAGGAGATGTACAAAGTCAGGTTCGCCCACATCAGTCGCATCATAGGGAGCGACGGCTTAAAAGAAGGCGCCATCTGGGTACGCTGGATGTGATCGGATCCAGATACGCCAGCCATCGGCGGCATTGACTGAGGAAGTCCGGGCGAGGGGAGGAGGGCGTCAAGCGAAGTCTGGTCGTCCATTGTTTATGAAGGAGACACGATTTCACACGAAGCATCTTCCACGCGATACTTGTAGCATTTCCCGTCCACCTTGACTGTCTTTGTTTCGACGTCAGCCAACGGAATACCTAGGGTGCGGTAGGTCGCATAGTTACGGTGAAACAGTAAGACTGAGATACCGAGTCCGATGATAAACGAAAAGAACGGACTAGCTCGTTCGATGGCCTTGGTGATGTCAAGCATTACTTCTTGTTGAGACTTGCGAGAAGATTAAAGGAGTCGGATTCAGCTCCGCAAGGGACTTCGATCGCATTGGTACGAATACAGCCTGTGTCGGTATGAAAGACACCCGTATCATACGGCGAAGGAACGGCAACCTGCTTTCGTGTCGGCGGGATCACAATACACGCAATCAACATTCCGACAATCACTCCCGCAGCTATCCACGCGAGATGGAACATTACTTTAACGGAACAACTTTTGCTGGCATGTTCTTTTGAATCTCCATGTACTTGAAGATACCCAGGGCGATCGGGGTCGTAATCAGGCCAGAATACGGAATCAGGATCGCAAGACCGGTCAGAACATACGCGACATAGATATGATCTGTCAGCATCAATAGTCGGTATGTAGCTGCGATGCTAAAGACGTAGAGAAGTGTCATAATGATCTTTCCAAAGAATCCAAGCGCCCCAAGAATCGTATTGGAAGGTGTAAGATCGGGCGCCTTGAAGGTAGGGACCTCACCAAACTTGACCTTCTGCCCATCTGGGATCGCAACTGTCCTCTGTTTTCCGGTCTGATCGTCTGTGTAGGTCAGCGTCAACCGACGACCGGTAACAATGTTTGCCGATGACTGCTTCTCAGCGACCTTCTGTTGAAGACTCGATGATTCAAGTTGGTTCTGGTTAAACTTAATACACTTGTCATCTGAAGCGTTTCCACAGATCTCAACTGCCTTCTTCTTGATGTCCTCTTTCTCATTATCAGTCAGAGTAACATCATTGCTTCCAGACAAGAGATCAACCGCAGGAATGATTGTGTTATCGGCAATCATGTCAAGGTATCCTGGTTTCGCCTTCTCCTGCATTACCTTCGTAATATCGGTCGTAGAGGTTTCGTCGCCCCATGTGGCTTGATTGATTACAATGCCCATTGTTAGTTAGCAAATATGAAATTCGCAAGACCAGACGTAATGCGCAAAAAGTTGATGGCTTCCACGTAGACGCCCAAGTTGTAGGTGTATGCGAAGATCAAGTTCTCACCATTTGTGTTCCTGACCACGCTTACGACACTATCAGGGGGATACAGAAGACTTCCATCGGGATTTGTCAGAGCCAGCTGTGCTGCGGTAACAATCACTGGGTTGGGTGAGAAGACACTCGATTTGAGGACGCACACTGTCTGCTGCGATGCGACACCCGCAGCTGTCGGAAGAGGCTGCTGGAGATTGAGACGGAGAACGACCTTGTTGAACAAGCTTCCGTTAATGGCTCCGCTGGGTTGATAAAGGTCATTGTTAAGGGCAAATGAGTACATATAGACACCAGGGAGCACAGGGGCGTCGCCGGTTGTATGCTTATACATCTGGAGGAGCGAGAAGTATGACGTAGGTTTCACAGCAAATCGTTCCTTGCCATCGAGGAGAAGGTTCCCGTTTGTGATAGGATCACGGGGATATACAGAACTGATCTGCTGCTGACCACTCGAATAGAGATATGTCTGTGTCTCGGTAGAGTTTAGAATGGTCGAGAAGACATCGTTCGCAGTTCCAACGGCCGTAAATGGCGCGCGATTCGGACTGTCCCAGTTAGTGTAATTGTCCCAGTCGTTCGTAAGGATCTTATCTGAACGCTGGGCAGACCAAACCAGGCGTGTTACCAAATTGAAGAATGGAATCTGGATGTCCGAGTTACCACCATACTGACCCGGGTTGTTCGTATACGTAACAGTCTTGACCAAGAACGTCTGATCAGCAGAAGCCAACTGAGCCATCTCCATCTCAGTCAGATAGATGAAGTTACCCTCCAAGTAGGGATCTGGGAAAAAACTTGAGAGTGCCGGATTAGAAGACGTTCCATTCGCATTTGGCGGAGACAGGAACCGTCCAATGGAGTGGTCAGGTGTCACCGGACGAATACGCTGACCAAATGTTGAAGACAGTGGTGCTACATCAACGATCGTATACAGTTGGTTCATGGGGCGGTACGTGACATTAATGAACACGTCCGAGTTCTGCATAGACACTAACGGAAGTGCCATTCCAGGATTCTCGCAGAACCAGAAGTGAAGGGGAATGACCAACTGACGGGAACGAATAGACGGTTCAGGAATTTTGGTATTTGGGATTCCACCTGGTTGATTCAGAGGTACAACCGCATGAGGGTACTGATTCACACGGTCATATGCGTTTCCAGGATCATTCAATTCAGGCACATTTCCAACCATTTGATCGACGATCTTTCGCTTGTTAGGATCGTGTGTCAGATACGAATAGAACTTGAGCCACTCGCCTGTAAGACGCTGAAGAACCTGACCGTTCGAGGTGATCTCTACATGATCAATCAGATTGTACCCGATGTTGTCGATCCACTGAAATTCATACCCAATGGAATTTGAACGCTGGTCATAACCGGCCGGAGGAGACACGCCAGACCCAAGATACGAAAGAGGTGACCAGATATCAGGAAGTGTAATGACTAAATACGTATCATAAAGCAACTGTGCGTAGCGATCAATCCGACACGAAATCGTTCGTGTAGTTGTAGGCGAGATTTCCAGACTGGAGCTCGTAAAGGTCATTCGGATTGCCTCCATAGCAAAGTTTGTGTGTCGCCGATACACTGCCCGGAAATGCGTCATAGACGGGTTTCCATTAACAAGCTCGTTCTGAGCCCCAATCGCAACAAGTTGAAGCAAAGCTCCCGGCATATTGTGTTAGATGTGAGAGTAGATTAAATCAGTGCACCCGCATTGGGGTAATAGGTTTTTACTGATGGTGTTACTAGTACACTAGGTCCTTTAACTGTACGAATAGTACCGGGTGTTGAATCAAGAAAATACAGGGTTGAGTCATTTCCAAAAAAAACTTGGGTATTAATGGATGTTGAAGTTGTTGTAAATGTAGCAGATGAAGCAGCCCCATTTGCACTTCCTGAGGAACCTGCACCTGCAATTACAATTTCGCTGCCGTATGTGTCTGTGGGAAGACCATATGTTTTAATGTAGTAATCTTGATAGAATACTATTTTAGAACCATCTGGACTAAATGTCCAACAATCATAAACAGGATGAGGAACAGATTTCCATGTAACAGTTTGATCTCCACCAATTAAATTTTGTACCGTAAACACTCCTGTACCTCCGCCTCCCGACGTCCAAATAGCAAGAAAGACAGTATCGGTAGATTTACAATAAATAAAACGATCTACATTGTAGTTTGAAAATGTATGGGTTGTACCTACTCCAGCTGAAGTAAATCTAATAAAATATCCGTAGGTATTCAGGATAAATAAGCTATCAAACTTATCTATAAACATATTAGCACTAGCAAGAAAGCTACCGGCCGTTGTAGCGAAAGCAGAGCTAGTAATGAATGTAGTTTTAACGCCCGTAGCAGTGCTTAGTTTCATCACAGATGTTGTACCTGACCTGGCAGTAATATAATAGATATTGTCAAGCGAATCCATTGCAAAACCGGCGCGTGCTGAAAAACTTGCATCAAATATAGTTACCGAAGAATCACTTGCTGCTATTTTTATTAACCTGTTATTACCATCGTCGGTATATACATATATATCGCCAATTGATGACATCACTGCGTATGGCCAAGCACTGGTAGTTGTACTACTAGTAAGATAGGCATTTGTTACAAGTGTTCCAACAGTATTACCCGTAGTTCCAGTTAAATTTGGTAAATATGTATATACTGCAAGTGTACTCGTACTAGCCATCGGCTGAATACAGCAGTTGTTCACAGTAGGACGGATACCCGCGGTAACATACGCAGGGCCGGGCACACTACCGGACGCAAGGCTTATGGCGTAGGGTACCTTCTCGTACCCGGTAGCCTTGTTTGCTAGGAGACCGGTGATGATCGTATTGTTCCTGCGCTTGGCTGGGGGCGGATTCTGGGTAAATGTAGCTGCGATTATCTGCCTCTTTTTCTGAGTCAGATAATCCTGGGCCGAGTTTATCTGCATTTGTAGTTTACGGAGAGAAAGAGTATCTAGACCAAATGAGGTTCGTCCTTGTTAGCACTCATGTGGATCAGACGACGGGGTATTCAAAGGTCGTGTATAACCTGCTCGGGCAGCTCGCAAAGCTGGCTCCGGATGTGAGGACGTACCATTTTGGATTTCAGCGTCATCCTACTCGCGAGAATCTTCGAACAGTCCCAAAGGGAGTTATCGCATACGATGCTGCGGCAAATGAGGATCCGAAGGAGGAGGGGTTCGGTTTCAATAAGATCCACGAGTACCTCGAGATGGTGAATCCCGATGTAGTCATGATCTACAATGATCCGCTGATTATTCACCGGTTCATCGAGTCCATGAAATATGAGAAGGGTGTCACTCCCTATAAGCTTTGGCTCTATGTTGATCAGGTCTACCAGGGAATCGCCCCGCCGCTGATCGAGTCGCTGAATAAGAACGCAGACAAGATCTATCTGTTCACGAACTACTGGAAGAAGGTATACGAGGGCTATGGAGAGTCTCCGGCGCTCAGCGTCATTGAGCACGCGGTTGATACGACAATGTTTTCGAGGATTCCGCGGTCGGCACGTTCGATGGTTCGTCAAAATATGGGACTCCCCGATAACGCTATCCTCTTTATTAATACGAACCGCAACACTCAGCGCAAGCGTCATGATCTGTCTATCATGGCCTTCGTAAGGCTTATCGCAGCGGATATGAGCAAGCCGTATTACATGATGATCGCGACGGGTCTCGACGCACAGCAGGGGGCATACTATGATATTGGGCGGATCTTCCTTACAGAGTGTAAGCGACTCAATCTCGAGGACGCCGGGAAGCGCATCATGCTCGTGGATACGTCGAAGAAGCCGATGACCGACGCGGCCATCAATGAGATCTACAACGCAGGTGACATTGGACTCAACACCTCGGATGGTGAGGGATTTGGTCTCTGCCAGATCGAGCACCTGTATGCCGGCGCGCCACAGGTTGTCACGGATATTGGAACCTACCGTGATTTTATGGATGACTCGGTATGTCAGTTCATCTCACCCGGACAGCGTTCGTATTTCTCAGGGACGATGCCACTTGGACAGTTTTCGTCCGAGTTTGATGTGAATAACATCCAGGCAGCGATGGTCAAGATGATCGAGCGCCTCCCAGCTGCAAAGGAAGCGGCAGAGAACTTCAAATTCAAGACATGGGACGAGGTATGTGCGGGGTGGGTCGCAGATATCAAGTCAGAAACTGGATCGAAGTAGGGGACGGCATCGTTCCCATACGAAGCAGGCGTTGATTATCATCCCACGCAGGGCCATCGAAGACTTCCTTTGAATCAGGGTCTACGATCAGAGACAGTCCCTTGATCAAGACCTTCTGAAGCCTGCGATGTTTTTTGGAGGTATTGCGCAAAACAGTAGCATCCAGATCTTCATTTTTAATGTTCGGGCGGAACGCGAGGTCCTCGCCCGTAGCCGTGGTATCAAATCGCATACAGGACACCACTGGACGCTCACGTGAATGGAGCTTACGGTGAATCTCACAATCAACTGCGGACTCCTTCAATAGCAACGCCATCCGTTGACTGATACGTTCCTTCTCAAAGGCAGTCTCATACAAATACTCATCTGTGGACATGAACGTCTCCACTGGATCTCCCTCATATCGCTTTATCACCATATCGTTACGACGAATCGCAACAATGTTCGGCGCATCCGCCGTCTTCATCTGGTCTTCCGTAAAGACCGAGATGTAGAAACTAACCTTGACCGTGCGATCTTCCATAGGCAGTGTTGCGTGGGAGCAGATACGAATCGCACGACCGATGACCTGGTCGTGACGAGCAGGAGTCCAGTGAGGCTCTACGATGTGAACATGGCGCACATTCGTTAGTGTAATACCCTCGGCACCACTCGCAGATGCCATCAGAACCTGTAGAATCTTCTTGCCACGTTTGTCAACACTCTCCTTCAACGACGCAGGGAAGTTCTTGGAATACACACCGTTAAAGATCTGACGAGTTAGGTCACGCTCCTCGGCATTCTCCTCACCTGTGTAGAACGTGTACGCAGGACGATCATCCATTGCAGGGTCTTCCACCCACTGGTTCGCTTCCTTTACGATCTTATACGGCTGCCATCCAGCGGTATCTAGAATCGCAGACAGGATTCCAAGACCCTCAAGCGATCGATATTGAGAATAGACGAACTGATTATTGCCAATAGATGCCTTGATGTTCTTGAGAATCTTGAGCATCTTAGGACTGAATGACTCCAACGCCTTCTCAGACAGGTATCTCTGTGGGTGGGCACGAATTCGCTTGATGATCTCATCCTTGTCAGCCACGTTGTTCTCGGTGATGCCCTCGGCGTTTGTCTCTCCAACCTTCAGGTCAGGAGGAATTGCGTAATCGCAGACCAGACGGGTTGGAACACGGAAGGTACTCAAGTTCTCATCCAGCTTGGATCGGCCACGACGGGAATCAATCTTCATCTCAATCCAACGGACCTCAAGGTATCGGTTGAACTGCTCGGGCGACATAAAGACCTTCTCAAGCGTCTTATCCACTTCAATACGACGAGGAAGGAGGCGCTCATCGGCACCCTTGAAATAGGACACCAAGCCCTGAATGCGACGACGGAAGAGCATCGGGTTCTTGATGTTCAGGCCATCTAGGAACAAGTTCGCAAACTCCTCGTAGTCTGTCGGCAAGCACTGAAGCTGCTCGGTCGTGACCCTCTCAGTGTTGATTTCACCGCCACCTACATCCGTCTCGATCTTGCTCTTGACAGACGCAACCCAGTCGGCCGCCTGAGGAATAAAGGCCATATCCTTCATGTACTGAACCGCAACCCGGTCACCATCTCCATTGTAGGTTGAGCGGAACTGGGGCGGATTACGGGTGACCATGACGTACTTTTTGACTGCATTGAACTCAATCGTGTCGACCTCGGGCAGACCACGCAGTGCCTTGGTGATCTTCTCTTCATCCCACGTCGGAATGGTCTTGAACGGGATTGTGATACGCTCAATCGGGCCACGGAGGAGGTTCATCATGTACGCAATCTCATTTGGCGAGTTGATAATCGGAGTTCCAGACAGGAGAACAATCTTGCAGCGTTTGGCATTGTAGATCGCATCGTAGAGTTTGCTGGTAATCTCGGACTCATTGATCACGCGGGAAATCAAGTTGTGAGCCTCATCTACAATCACCACAGAATCATCATACATTCCCTCGGCAGTGTATTCGCCGATATTGGACCTAGTCAGACCATTGTACCGAACAAAGTTGAACCGCTGCTCCAGAACATCCTTGATCTGCGCACGGATCTCCTTCTTATCATTAGTCGCCAAGCTCTCAAAGTTCGGGGTCTCGCTAGGCGTCGTGACATAGATCTTTCCGTACTTGTCCATGAACTTATCTGAAATACCAAGCTTCTTGCCGTCTGCCCTGACTTCATCTGTGAGAGTCCGTGCCGTCCAGTGGTTCTCTACAGCGTAGATCGGATCACCGCACTTCTGAAGCTCCTCTCGGTAGTTGGCTTCAAGGGACGCAGGGATCATCACATAGACTTTACTAGTGCTCAACAGCGACTCAGCCACAGCAATCGACGAGCATGTCTTACCTGATCCGAGACCATGGTAGACCAGGAGACCGCGATACGGGGTCTCAATCTTCAAGTAGTCACGGACGATTTTTTGATAGGGAAACAACTCCCGACCTGTCCCAGTCCGTTGGAGACAGAGGTCAATGTTCTTGTCCTCTTCATCCAGGGGATCTCTGTCTTTCGCTCGGTAATCGGACTTAATGAACATTCGAGTGATGGCATCAGAAAATGCCTTCCTGTTAGGGAGCACATATGCAGGGGCTGCCCTCATTGTGTTTGGTGCGGAACTTTTTACATTCGTAAATACAATGACAACGATAATACCATTCTCATACTGCATTCCAGACGAATTTATCGTAAGTTCTGTACCAGAAAAGACTAAACTTAAATCATTTATTATCCCAGGTGATAAGCCGTCGTTTGGTGCAGGAGAACAGGATAAATATTACAACGAATATCGTACATCACGTTTTGCTGTCACGCGTAAAAAGGGTGGATGGGACTGTCTGCGTCATTATGAAATCTTAGCGAATGGATGTATTCCTATTTTTGAAAAACTAGAGGAATGTCCTTTTTTTACTATGACCACTTTCCCCAAAGAACTAGTCCTAAAGGCTAATCGCGAACTATTACCATGGGATGACTCATACATACCAAAATATAATGAAATCGTTGAACAACTACTTGACCATTGTCGAAAATATTGTTCGGTTTCGGCACGAGCTACTTTTTTCTTAAGTAAGTTTCCAGGAGCAAAGAAGGTACTTATGATTACTTGTCACTGGATGGAAAATTACTCTCGTGAATTATTGGCAATTGGTCTGCGCAGGAAACTGGGTACAGACTTTGTAGAGTTTCCAAAACTAGATGTGCTATACAATACGTCAAGTATGGTGGATAGAATTGGATATGGGTTTACTTATGGAGGATTACTGCCCGATGTTCAAATCAATCGCAATAATATTGATCTTCGCTTGATTAGACATGAATTCGATCTCATTATCTACGGAAAAGTTGGATTTTTAGAAATGGGGTTCTTTGGAAGTTTAGCTAAGATTAATGTACCTAAAAATTACCTCCCACATGAAGTTGCATTCATCTATGGAGGCGATCACCTTCAAGATACAAAAAATACAACAAGTCCACTCACACAACACCTTGCAAACCACTGTAATCGGGGGTTTTGTTTTGTTCGAGAACTAGCTTAAGCAAAATTACTCGCAACCTTAAGTAATGGATTTGACCCGACGCAATCATCGGATGTGGATGATTACCATCTACTTGTTCCTCATCGCCGGATTCCTCTACCTGAAACCTTCCATCGCCTTTGGGCGTGAGGGAAGGATCCGCCCGTTTGGGGCTACGGATCGTGAGGCAACGGTGTTCCCGTTGTGGTGGTGGGTCTTTGTGATCAGCGTGGTCGCCTATTGTGCTACCGTGTATCTTGCGGGGTTCCGCTTCACTTCGTAAGGTAATTGTAATATGCCGCAATCGTCGGAACATATACATGCTTGTCCCTATGGCGTTCGTATATGTCCTCAATGAAAAGACCGTCTGCCCAATACGGCCCCTCTTGCCAAGGACGACACATATGCCTGGGGACAATGTACTGAGCTGTATCAATCTTGCGAAGACGTGGCTCTTCTCCACCAAGAATTCCACCTGGTTTATTCGCAAACTGGTCATTGCGGATCTGATCCCATGTGTAGTAGTGTTCCTCGTCAAATGTAGTCAAAAGAGTCCAAAATGTAGGGTGAACAATATTATCGTCATCCAAAAAATAGATCATTCCTTCGTTGACACGGATAAGCCCTGCGTTTCGCTGACTGTTTCCTGAACAGGTGCCTGGTGGACTGACGTGACCGTATTCAATGATCTTTGGGTGATTAAAAACTTGGTTGTAGATCCCTCTCGTCTTACTCGTATCATGAACAATAATCCATTGGTGGATCTTGTTAAACTGAATCGACTCGTATATCTTTTTTAGATTATAAGGCCTTGAACAAGGCGTAATGATTGTCAACATTGATAGTTTACGTTTTCAGTGTTTATACGGTTTCGAATGTCTCGACGATTGACTTAAGTTGCTCGATCATCGACTTTCGTTGAATGTGATGAGGTCTTACAAGGTCTTCACATTCTTGAAATGATTTCCAGGCAATTCCAGAGATCTCTCTCCGCTGCATTGGAGTAAATCGTTGTCCGAGATTAATCAACTCAGGTTCCTTGACAAGAGCCACAAAGTAGATATGGCGATACTGGACACCGTTAAGCCCCTCGAATGTTTCTTCTAACCGAATGTTCTTCAAGACCACGTACGCATCGCGCGGAACATTAGTCTCTTCGCCAAACTCACGGATCGCACAATCTACGTCTGACTCGCCTCGGATTCTGCGACCCTTTGGAAACCCCCATTCTGGTTCATTGTAGGAAGAAGGATTGTTTGAAACCAACCCTGCGCGGTCAAGAGAGTTGAACTTTTGCTGAGATGATAAGTAGTCACCGGACAAGTGATCATCGCCCCACATGGTTCTCCACGTGGTTTCAAAGCTTTCATTCGCAACCATCTTCTGCTCTTCAATGGTCATGTTTCCTATCAACCGGCTCACATACTCAGTGTCGTCCACATCATACTTTCCGCGCATAAATTCCGCAAAACTCATGCTATCTTTTCTTCTGATCATAAGAAGTCTCGTTAAGCCCGGGACAAGAGGTAAGCTAGGGCTCTCGATTAAAATGATCCCGCAGGACAGGACAGGATCATTACATGATCTAAATAAGTGACCTTTTGCTCCACAATTATTACAATACATTGCCGGTTGTACTCTTGGTGGCGGACCTATCCGTTTTTCCATTGTGTCTTAGGACAACTTCCTTTGTAAGTGATACATAAATGGGCGGATCCACCTCAAAGCCGATTTATGGACCAACTCTTGGGCCTTCCATGGTCCAACCACCCGCTAGTGGGTTCAATGGGATGAGCGTTGTATGGAAGGCTTTGATCGTCATCATAGGGATTATCTTGATTCTGATGGCCGTATCGGTATATTCGACTACGAAAGGAAAGTCATCTATAGGAGGACAGTCAAGTCCTGACCAGGCACCCCTTCCGTTAGATGGAAAGACGCAAACAGTAATCCCTGCGTCAAATGCCCCGATTACACAAGGCGCAGATAATGGTGTTCAGTTTTGGATGTACATCAAGGACTGGGACTACAACTTCGGAAAGGAGAAGAGCATTCTGATCCGCAAGGATTCCACGAACCCGGCAATAAAGAATCCGAGTATTTCCTTACACCCTACGGATAACAGCCTTAACGTGAGCGTATCAATCTATGGATCTGGAACTGGCGCGGCATCATCAAATCCAGCGGGCGCAAACAGTACGTCTGCTTCAGGAGATGTCTACACATGTACGGTTGAAAATGTGCCTCTGCAGTCTTGGTTTTCAGTTTCAGTCACTGTGTTCCAGCGCAACTTGGATGTGTACATCAATGGAAAGCTGGTGAAATCATGTGTTCTTCCAGGAGTACCCCGGCCGGCGGCCGGTGACATTGTAGTTGGAACTGACGGAGGATTCTCAGGATCTGTGTGTAACATTCATGCGTATTCATCTATGCTCGGACCATCCGACGCAGCATCATTCTTCTCCGCCGGTACAAACTGCTCATCTTTTGCTCAACCTCCTTCATCAACTACCGCAAACGCCCCATCTCAGATGACACTTTTTGGATATACGTTTTCATTTGGCATCAAGGATTCTTCGGGCAAGGACGTTCAAAAGTATTCATTCTAAACTATAATGCGCATTCTTCTAAAATGTCCAACTCGGTCTCGTCCAAGTCAGTTTTTGAACGTTCTAAATAAATATATTTCACTTGCGAATCGCCCAGACCTCTTGGGTGTGTGCGTTTCGTGTGATCTAGACGATACTTCAATGCTTGAAGGTAGTGTTCAACATTCAATCAAAAATATTACACATAAAACCGCGTGGTGCGAAATCTATTACGGGAACAGTAAGACCAAGATTGAAGCAGTTAATGCAGATATGTCTTCAATTCAGTGGAACTGGGATATCGTGTTTCTTGTGTCAGATGATATGATTCCGCAGGTAAAGGGATATGATGATATTATTCGAAGCCATATGATGGCATGCTTTCCTACTACGGATGGAATTCTCTGGGTAAATGATGGAACTCAAGGTAACAAGCTCAATACAATTTCAATCCTTGGCCGGAAAATGTATGAGTCGTTTGGATATCTCTATCATTCAGACTACAAAAGCCTATATTGTGATACAGAGTTTACTGACCTCTGCAACGGCCCTCTTGCTTCAAAATGCACCTATATTTCGTTCATGTTGATCCGACACGAACATCCCGGAACTGGATTTCCAGAAAAGGGAGATGCGTTGTATGCTAGAAACCAACGATACTGGGACGAAGATATGAGGACGTATATTTCTAGAAAGAACTATGAGTATGACTGGTCAATTTTGGTACCGACACTCATCGAACGATCAGAGAAGTTCGCAAATCTCATACGATCTATTAATGAAAAACGCCAGCAATTTTGCCCAGATCTTAAGATTGAGTTTTGTATAGCTTGTGATAACCGAGAGAAGAGCATAGGTAAGAAACGCGAAGAACTCCTAAAAGGTGCCAAGGGAAAGTACATGTCATTTGTAGACGACGATGACGATCTGACTGATGCATATTTTCAAGATGCAGTCGCTACAATCGCTGGAAAGTATGATGTGTGTCGTCTTCGCGGCCAGATGGCCCAGTATACCTTCACACATAGTATTGATAACAAGCTATCGGATCCGATGGCACGAGACGGAGAGTTTTTGCGCCCACCCAACCATCTTAACATAATGTTAGCTGATATAGCCAATCTGATTCCCTTTGGTGATGCAAAACGAGGAGAAGATCTAGATTGGACAATCCGACTTGCTCAAACAGGAATGCTAACTAATGAGTATCAGTCAGAGTATTCGCGAATTCATTACATCTACAATATGAATGGAAGAACCGTTCATCCAGAAACACTTGAACAGCAAAAAACGACTAACTATCAAACCATGCTTAAAATGGTATGGACACCTAATGGCGCAGTTGAACCGTCACGGGTTGACCCTAAGAAAGGTGGATTTAGGTTGACTGGAAGGGGCTTTGTTTCTAAGTAGAAAGTAATGAGTGCTCTTACAATCGTGGCCGTTATTGTTGTGGTCGTATTACTAGGCCTACTGATATGGCGAATGAGTGCACCTGCACCCAAGACAAGCGATGCGATTGATCTTTACGCCGGATCAACCTCTGGTAAAGAACGAAAGGCATTCAAATCCGAAATTCCTCGTTCATTCAACCAGAGCCAAGGGATAACGTTCACGTACACTGGGTGGATTCTCATCAATGACTTTACGTTTAACTATGGATCCAAGAGGCTAATCTTTACAAGGGATGACTGTCCGGGACTATATTTGGACACCACGTCAAATAGCTTGCTCGTAGTCGTCAACACATATGGAGCAACAGAGTCTATATTGATCCCTAATATTACAGCCAAAAAGTGGATGCACTTTGCAATCGTAGTTGACCAAGATGCGGTTGATGTATACATTAACGGACTTCTTCGTCAGCATCATTCCCTTGGACAGATTCCCAGGCAGACTGAAACACAGGTTATAATTGGTGATGCAGGTGCTGCTGGATGGGATGGAGTTCTTTCAAACCTTCAATATACTCCTCGTTCATTGTCAGCAGGGGAGATCTCTGCATTGACAGCGAATGTTCCTGTGGATGATTTACATAAGACCCCGGCGGGTCCTGGCTACTTTGATATGACCTGGTATGTCGGTAGAACTTAATCTTTGCCTGAAGTAATGAGTGCAGGTGGTCAAAATAGTCTGACTTCGGCGGATTCAACGTCTTCGTTCAAGGGAATTACTGGTATGCGAATCAGGGATTCCTCTGATTTTGTTGCACAGGCTCGTGTGCGTCAAATCTACCAGTTGTTCAACTCTAACACACCGACTGCCGTTCGTCCGCGTATTCGCAACGGTAATGACTACTATCTTCAGTATCTCCAGGGTATCAAGGAGGTCTCTTCTAACGTGACCGGTAACGCTGCGTGTACAGCATGTGCTGGTCTTACCTACAATGGAAACGTTCAGTCAGATCCTACAAAATATGTTCTTACCTTCAAGAACGGGAACTTTCCTCCGGTGTAGTCTTGAGCTTCTTCAGCGCATTCCTCAGTGTCTTCTTTCGTGCTTTCGTATCATTTGGATTATAACTGAAAAAGTACTCCAAAAATTCAGTGGACGATTTATTCTTTGACAAGTCCGCATACAACTCTGCCTTGTTCCGTTTCATCTCTACAAAGCTCTCTTGCACTCCAAGGCACTCCTTGGGTGTCAAGATCGCGAAACGACGCTTCTTCTTTGAATGAGCTACATCCACTAACCGTTGCGCGATACACAAGACCCGGGCAATATTATCCTCGGATGCTCCCGAGTACATGTACGCAAAGAAAAATTGAAGTGTAGTCGGGATACTCGCTACGCGGACACTATTATCCATTGTGTGATAACTATGGCAAGCCGTTGTCTCGTAGAAGCGGAACAATGACTTCTTGCCATCTTTTCCGAGCACATTCACGCGACGAGGGAGAATCTCATTTTCCTCATCGACCACAACCTTCTCTCCCTTTGTCAAACGGTCAATCACTTCCTTCTCAGCAAGAAGTGCAACAGGCGTCGTCCAGTTCTTTCCAAGGTGGATTTCAGACGAAGACACTCCAAGGAGAACAACGGGTTCATTCTTCAGAAGCCGCATAACACCCTTCTGCTGTTCGTCTGTGAGCTCAGTGTGGTCTTTTGCACCGCTTGAAGGGCATGTTGCCGGGTGGGCTTTGTTGAGTAGCTGAAGACGCGTATAGACCTTCTCCCAACGAGACACGTCGCCGCGGGGGCGAGACAACTCCAAATACATGGACATTCGCAAGAAGTTTGGAGGGACATAGTGGATTCCATCACGAACAACGTCCTCCTTCCAGAGGCGATCAAAAATCACATCATCAAGTTTTGTGATATCTGCGACTCCAGTAAAATCCGCAAAGACCTTGAACGTACCGAGGTGCATACCTGGTTTCACTTCAACATTAGTGAGTCCATGAGCGACAAGCTGGTTTGCGATCATCATGGAATGCTCCTGTGGCGTCTTGCTGAAAAAGTCATAGTCAGGCACGTCGGCCTTCGGGTCGTAGAAGCGGTCCTTCTTTGGCAAAAGGTTGTTGATAGCCGTTCCGCCGTAACAAAGAACAGGATGGTTCTTTAAAAAATCTTCCACGACAGCCAAACTAGTTTTAATACCGGGGTCGGCCGCCGCGGCTTTATTGTTCTCATCTTCAAGGTCTCTGACAAGTTCCTTGATGTCCTCCATTAAAAATGGATGTCATTTTGTTTTTAAACTAAGTATTCAGCAAGAATGGCACCCAAGCGATACAATCTTCGTAACCGTAAGGCACCAGTCGTCTGGGTGGACGATGACACACTTAAGACCAAAGAAGACAGCGAATCAGAAATTGAAGATTCCGAGTACGAGCAACCGACTGAAGAAGAGTCCGAAGACGAGAGTTTAGCTGAGGAAGAGGAAGAGGAAGAGTCTGAGGAAGAGGAATCAACACTCAAGCTCCCCAAGGGTGCCAAGGTATCCGTCAAGCTCCACATCCACTCCTTCGATAAACGCGGTCCTAGCCGTGTTGACATCGAAGAGGAGTCTGAGTCTGAGGCCGAGTCCGAGGAGGAGGAAGAGGAGTTCATCGCCCACCTCATGGACAAGTACGTCAATAAGAAGCGCGGATCAAAGCACAACAAGAAGGAGAAGGAAGAAGAGGAGGATCCTGACACCCCCGCCCTCCGCCTCAACGAGGAGGAAGAGGAGTACTATGAGGAGCTGTCCAAGAACAAGCGCCGCAAGCTCAACGAGCAGATGAAGGGACTTGCCAAGCTAGTCTCAGATGGCGAGGTTCCCTACAAGTTCCGTGTGCTTGCCCTCCCGATCCCTGATGCACTCAAGGCCTCGGTCATTCGCAAGATTGACATCCTCAACGAGATGGACCCCGACAGCGGAGAGGTTCACAAGCTCAAGACTTGGGTGGATGGCTTTCTCCGTGTGCCGTTTGGAAACATCGTGCCTCTGCCTGTCAAGTTCAACGAGGATCGTGGCAAGTGCTCCAAGTTCCTCTCGGACACACAGGCTACGCTGGACAAGGCCGTCTACGGAATGAACCCGGCCAAGGCCCAGATCATGCAGATTGTAGCACAATGGATCGCTAACCCGTCCTCTGTAGGTAACGTGATCGCCCTCAAGGGACCGATGGGGGTAGGCAAAACGTCCTTCGCCCGTCACGGAGTCGCCGAGGTTCTCAAGCGCCCGTTTGAATTCTTCTCGCTGGGCGGTGCCTCTGACTCTGCGAACTTTGTGGGTCATTCCTACACGTATGAGGGAGCTACCTGGGGTCGCATTGCTGACTCAATCATGTCGGCTCGCTGTATGAACCCTGTCCTCTACTTTGACGAGCTGGATAAGGTGTCCACGACCGCTCACGGCGAGGAGATCATTTCGATGCTGATCCACTTGACAGACAGGTCGCAGAACTCTCACTTCCACGACCGCTACTTTGCGGGCGTTGACTTTGATCTGAGCCAGTGTCTCTTCGTCTTCTCGTTCAACGACGAGTCCAAGGTTCACCCGATTCTGAAGGATCGTATGCAGGTGATCACATGTACAGGATACACAGCTGAGGACAAGAAGATGATACTCAACCAGTATGTCTGGCCTCAAGTCTTGGAGCGTATCAATATGAAAGACGACCTCACAATCACGGATGAGGCGATCAAGTTCCTGATCTCAGAGTACTCTGCTGAGGAAGAAGGTGTTCGTGTTCTGATCCGCGCTGTGGAAACAATGGTCACTCGCATCAACCTTCTGAGGATTGCTGATGAGAAGACTGCAAAGGGATATCCGTTCTATAAGGACATTAAGCTTCCGATGTCCATCACGCCCGATGACGTGAAGGCGCTCTTGGTTGAGACAAAGCAGGTGAACGAGTCATGGCGTCACCTCTACACATGACGCGTCGCAATAAACATTTCGGGGTAAAAGAGAGGTGTAATCTTATAATTTAACGAACGCACCGTATCAAATAGTTTTGTTCGTAACTCTGTTGCGTTTCGACCTTCCATGTCTCTCCATGGATCCCACGATTCAAAAAAGATCACAGGATAATCATTTTCAATAATTGTATTTTTTGCTCCAAGAAGCACTTCGTTCTCTGCGCCCTCTGTGTCGATCTTGATTACATTCACGTTGGAAAGTTCAAATGAATCAAGCGTTCGAACAGGTACAGTTGTGAAAGGAGTCTTTAGATCCATGTCTCGATTCAGCAATACTGTACCATTATGAACACCAGTTACGCCTCTGTCGTAATAAGGAATCCTGCCCGGGGAGCTTCCAAGTGCAATCTTATGCGCCGTTATTTTTGTATGAAGATCATGAGACGCAATTGTTGCGCACAGGTAATTGTAGATTTTAGGGGAACATTCAAAACTGTGAACATGATGTGCCTTTTCAGCTGCCGGTATTGTAAATGTCCCAAGACTTGCTCCGATGTCGACAAAGTCCTTTTCGGATTTCAAATATGAATTCACAACCCAATCAATTACGACTTTCTCATCGGCGCCATTTTTACAAACGGTTTCCGCATGATCGAATGTTGGGACAAAATAAGTAGAAGACGGTAGTTTCTGACACAGGTAGTTGTCTTTTCCAGCAGACTCAAGTGTTACCGCATACATTACTAGTTATCATCTTCTCTATGAAAGCTGAATCCATTGATCGTTTGGAATTGTAAACGTAGCTGTATACGGTGCTTCATCAAGCATCGCAAACATACACGTAATTTTTGATCCAGATACAGATAGATTGATACAAAACTCAATCAGCTCCGAGTAAAACAAGAATGGAATCGACATTCTCTTTGGAGCATATGTTGCGTTGTCTAAGACAACCACACAATGATAATAAATACGCGGGGTTTCACCGATAACAAAGTGTACAAGGGTCCATAGTTCATTGTCTACTTTAAACGGAGTAGCAGATCCACGAAAATGTTTGAACAAATATGGTGTGTAGTGTGAGCTATGAAGGGGTGTCTGTGTTCCTACAAATGTTCTAATCTCGAGAGGCGACCATTGATAAATAAAGTTCTCTGTGTCTGGAATTGGAAGCCAGTTCTTTTCACACATGGCGTTTTTAGGAGACTGCATAACTACACAGTCTGAATAGTTTCCTAATTCTGGATGATACCTTCCGCGAATTACCGACAGTCGTTCTGAATACTCAGCTGCGGTTGCTACAAAACACAGATCGCCTGTCAAGTTTCTGTAAATTCTCACATCCTCAAGTCCACGGATCCGTGTCGGAAGCCTAGGGAGCTTTGTAGTGTGGTCTTTCATAAGAACGATCTCATCCGTAAGGGTATTCAGACACGCATTCTCAGTTCGTACCGGATTTGAGTCCAAATACAGCCCATCTTTCATCGTATAGGTCGTATTTGTGTGATTCAAATTGTAGTTAACGAAACGAATATTTTGATAGTGTCCAGAGACAGAAATAGCGGATGGATGGAAGTTAGGCCCAAACAAACGGCGATGTACTGCGACAGGCTTACAATCGGGCGCAATTGGGGCGATGTAAAACTTAAGATTGGTATATACAGTATCTTGTATAGGCTTATCTGACAAGAGATATTTGACTGAGTGAATCAGAGAATCAACACGCGTACTGAGTACATAGAATCTACAAATAGATTCCTCATAATCAAAAAGACCAGAATAGACATCACGTTCGACAAATAGAGAATCATTCGGAATAGATATTTTCTTACCCATCTGGATGTAGTGCATAGCTTTAAAATGTTCACCCTTCTCTCGGAAATACTTCACAAGATGATAGATCGCTTCGGAACGTCTAGGGTAAAAAGCATATGCTTTCTCAACCCATTTCTCAGATCGAACTGAATCTTGTAGAACTTCATACGTTTTTGAAATCATGTAATGCGAATACCAGACTTCTTCATACCACCCACCTGCGCCAATACGACGCTTATATGTTTCAATTGCCTTTTCCCATTGTCCCATCGCATGATAGGTCTGCGCAAGATAGAACATGTATCGGACGTTAGTCGGATCGTCTTCTAGACCCTTGATAAGGAGAGCAAGATCACGTGGAAACTTGTCTGTCTTACATCCGCCATCGTTGAGATCGACAATGTGACAAATTTTCTTTTCAAGTGGAATCGATGGACCATCCCAATACTCATGTGTGACACCACGACAGACCCAATTGTAATCCATACGAATAACTCGTGTATTCGGATAGTCAAGATTTCCAGCCGATTGAACAATCGTATACCCTAGCTCTCCAAGAGTCTGCTGCTTCAGAGTACCTGGAACAAAGATCATGTCTGCGTCAAGTAGAAGCCCATACGTAGTTGAAAGGTCCCATTTCTTTGCCTTGCAATAATCCCGAGCATTCTCGAAACTACGAGTGCGATTGTGTCCAAAGTTCTTCCACGTATCAACTTCGAGACACCCCTCGCGAGTCGCCAGGAAATCCAGGGCAATATCAGTCGTCTTGTCAGTAGACCCCGTATCTGTGATAACATACGCATCAACCAGACCTTCAACAGACTTCAGACAGCGCTCCAAGATCTTCTCTTCATTTTTGACCATCGAGATCAAGACGAACTTCATCGCGTCCGTATTGACATTCCTCTCTTCGCTCTGTCTAAGTAAATGAGCACGGATTTTGTTAAGCAGTCTCTTCGCGAGAATCTTAGCCGCGTTCTCATCCCCCATGTTGCAGACGGTCTCTGGAGTATCTATGATAACGCCAAGACCGCCTGTATCCGTAATAAGCAGCCTGAGGAGACACTGAAGACCTTTCAGAATCTCCTGACCCGCGTCCCTCAGTGGACGGATGAGCTCCTTGAGAAGGAGGTTTCCCGCATTGAGAAGGCGTCCAAGTGCGAGTACATGGATGACCTCCTGCTTGGTGTGTTTGTCAGCTACATCCGTGCCTTTGCCTCGCTGCGTCAGTCCGAGGAGGCTCAGGTTCAGGTCGAGTTTGATCGCCCGTCTCTGTCCAAGTTCATCTTTACGCTCTACAAGGGTGCTGCTCGCAAGTGCTGGTCCAATGCGTATCTCTTCAAGACGATTGAGGTTTCGTCGGAGCAGCAGTCTCGCAACCGTCGCGATATTGAGACGATGCTCGGAGGTGTCCTGGATGAGGTGATCGATAGTTTTATCCCGTGGAAGGACATCAGCAAGGCTTACTTCCAGGCTAAGGCTGGTCCGATCCCCGAGAAGCGCCCGGATACTCCTATGCCGCCGCCCGAGCCGCCCAAGCCTACCCTGAGTTTCGGACAGTCCGAGACGGTTGAGTTTGAGACGGACAATGAGGACGAGGAACGCCCCCGCCTCACTCTGGGTGATGATATCCAGATTGACCTCGGCATTGAGAGTGAGGATGAGGAGCCTGCCGCCAAGCCTGAGGGAACTATGAAGCTGGACCTGTAGGGTACCAGAGGAGCGTAGGGACGTGCGTCTAACTACCTCTAAACCAATCCACATTCAAAAATCAAATGGAGTATCAGACTCTTGGAATGATTGTTGGCGCCGTGATGATTGTCGCGGCTCTATTGTACGTCCTGGATCGTCGTGCCAAGACTCAGGCGGTTGATTACACAGATCTGGGTAAGATCGTGGCTGGGTCTGGCGTTCTCACGAGCGGAGTTCTCTATTCGCTCGGAACGGAGACGGTTGCAGATGTTGCCGAGACGGTGACTGCAGCTGCACAGGACATGTTCGTTGGTAAGCCGGAGTTTTAAGACAAGGATATATAAACAGTATGTCTCGCATAGTTCGTGTTGCAGGAAGAATGATTGAACTTACAGGATTACAACAAGTTTGGCTGGGAGTTGACCATTTGACTAACTCCAAAATCACACTGTACTATCCTAAAGGTCCTACACAGACGATTGAATATACGTTTGGGGAGCATGTACAAGCCGAAAAGGATAAGAACACTCTAGAGGAAGCGTTAAAAGAGTTTAAAACGACTCCTCGAGTTTTAGAGAGAGAATGAAACTTTCTGTACTTGGGTATTGCAGCGGATATGACTATGAGATATACGATAGGTTCGCAGGGTCGCTGTATGATACAGGTTTCACAGGTACTCTGTATTTTGTGATACGCCCTTCAGACCAAGCAAAACTAACCCGTCTTCAACAGTATCCGAATGTCAAGATAATCGTTGATACATCTGAGTGTAAGATAGCAGTTCACAATCACAGGTTCAAGGTTTTTTTGGATCATATAGATGAGATTGAGGGTGATTATATTTTTATGACTGACACTCGTGATGTCTTATTTCAGAAAAATCCAGAGGACTTTTTATTGACCGACGATATGTATGTATTTGAGGAAGATGTGTTAGTCAAGGATGAATTTTTCAACACCAGGGGGGCAAGAGATCTTGGTGGATTACTTGGCTTCGATATTTTTTCAACCACCTGCAATAAACCTGTACTATGTTCTGGTACAACGTTCTGTTCAAAGCGGAGTCTTTCTCATTATCTAACAGTTCTCACGAGAGTACTTGATTCACTCAACTTACCACCCGGTTTGTTTATGGATCAACATATACATAACTATATAGTGTATTATGATCTTCTCAAACCATTCAGTGTCAAGATCTTAAACAACCGAGATAACTTGGTAAATACGATTGGTGTGTCTCCTTATAAACTCCTGAACCCGGACAACAAGATTGTGAATTGTAACAATGAAGTTTCCTATATAGTCCATCAATACGACCGTTGCGATACCCTGTTCAAACTAAAGATTTCTTCGTGTTACGACTTTACTCTTTAAGACCAGTCAATCTTGAAGTGAGTGCTAAATATGTTTCGAGTTACCTTACAGTCAGGGAACGTCTTCATAAGATAAAACCTTGCTACATCGGTCTTGATGGATGGAGGAGCGTCAATCGTAATAGATTTATTTCCAAACCCAGCAGCAGCTTTAACCTCAAACATAGCTATCTCAAGAAACTTCTCCAGAGCGTTCTTGCGATTTCCTAGTTCCCGAAGTTCTTCAGCAGTCATCATTATTTCTTAGTGTAGTTGTAATCGTAAATGACGTGTCCGTATTCCACCCTTCTAGGAGAACCCGGTAAAGGTGTTCATTCAACGCGCTTCATGGGATTCGCGTTGAATGACACATTGATGACAATTGCCGCGGCGTTACTTACCGCATATTTGTTCAAGATTGTCTGGTGGAAGTCAATGATTGCGTGGTTTATTGCAGGTGAGATTCTTCACTATGTCTATGGTGTGAATTCTGCGTTCTTAGAATCCCTAGGTATCGATAGTAAGTGCGTCTCCTAACTGAGCAGCAGACGGGGTTGCACGATACTGAGTCATACGACCAATCTCCTTTCGCGGAACTGCTGAGTCCACACAATACCTCGCAATGGCCTTGTAGAGATCAAATCCATGATACCTGTCATGATTATCCATCTTCTTGCGGAACATCACAGATGAACCATCGCCCTGCGTCATCCATTGCAGAAACACATGAAATAGCGGATGAATATAGTCATGCTTCGGTCCCTTGGGAAACATATCCCAGAAGACCGATGTAGCAAACCGAACCAGGTCAAACGAAGCACACGCTCCGATGTGCTGGCGCTTCTGGTCATAGAATGGATCCATATTGTACTGACCACCCGCCTCCTCATCCTCCTGGAACTGACTGCTCATAAACAGCTTTGGCTCCTTCATTCCCACCAGGCGGAGAGACATGATCGCCCGATCAAAGTCGATGATCTTCATCAGGTATCCGAACGTCGGAATCTTGTATGCCTGACCACCCTGCTTGTAGAAGAGGAACTCATCGTTCGTCTTGACATACATCACATTGTTACCGTGGAGGTCGTTATGAACAAACCCATAGTTTCGCTGAGCAAACGCAAGAGCAAGGACAACCTGCGACACCCACGCAACATGCTTCTCAGGTTCGGGGTGAGCCTTGATTAGCTCGTAAAAGGTTCCATCACAGACCTCCATCGCTGTCGTCACAACAGGGACATCCTTGAAGGTAGCCCACGCAAACGGCTCAGGCTCTTCCTCATCACCCTCCTCGTTATCAGTTGCCTCAGAGCAGGCGCACGACTCAATATCGAAGACGTCATCATCGTCCTCATCGTCCTCCATCTCAGGGGACTCTGAGGAAGCCATATCATATCCCTCTACGCTATCCGACTCGGGATTGCTCACATGATCCGCAGCCACATCCTCAATCTCACCCAGCTCAACTTCCTCACCCATCTCCAGTGTGGTACGTGCCCTACGAGTGTGTGAGAATTCTGCATCGTGACCCTCTGTGCGAAGTTTGAGTTCAAAGGTAGTGCCGATCTTGTCAGCAAACCAACCCTTCTCAGTCAGCTCCTCGTAGTCATCTGAGATATCAATCGTATGGCTCCCGGCAAGGCCAACATAGACACCATAGACCTTCGGGAAGTGCTGGCATCCAGACTCGGACAGGGCGATGGATGTCATAGCACCCACGTAGGCGGCCGTATGGGGGCTCTGCATTCTCTCCTGCATATCATCGGCAACGTCCGTCCGCTTCGGGACACCAAAAGACCCATAGTCACCTCGCATCGTCTTGAACGGCGACAGAATCATCGTAGTCTTGCGATGAACAGGTACAGTCTGTCCGTGGACCTTGACGTGATTGGTATCTACAATGGACTCAATCGGAGATGACAGCTTCACCCCATAGTCGTGGAGCCCAGCAACATTCTCAGTCTTGAAGAGCTTCTCAAGACTCGGAAAGAAGGGCTGGAGGGTCTTCATAGACCAAGGGGCTCCATCCAACTTTGCAACGCGATGGATCTTCAGTGGCACGGGTGTAGTTCTCAGATCCTTTCCCATTATGAGAAGACACGGCGAGGAATGTGAAAAAATAAACGACACACCAGAACAAGATGAACTTCCAGCTCAAGAAGTTTGATATGAGCATGATCAAGGACCGATGTTCCATGGACTCTCGCAAGAGTCCCATGATTGTGATCATCGGGAAGAAGGACACAGGTAAGTCCTTCTTAGCACGTGACCTGCTTTTTAATGTTCAAGACTGCTTTCCTGCTGGTCTTGTGATTTCACCCACCGAAGCCGTCAACGAGTACTTTCAGTCTTTTGTTCCTTCAAAGTTGATTCACGATAAATATGAACCAGGCAAGGTGCAGAACTTTATCAAGCGCCAGTTCGCAGCCAAACAGAGATTTATGAAGACGAAGGCTACAGGTGCTCCGTTTGACCCTCGTGCGTTTATGATTCTGGATGACTGTTTGTATGCGGCGAAAGAGTGGATTAATGAAGAGTCGACTCGCTTCGTGTTCATGAACGGCCGTCACCTTGATATGATGACCATTATCACCATGCAGTACCCGCTTGGTATCACACCTAACTTGCGTACCAATGTGGACTTTGTCTTCATTCTTCGTGAGAATATCCTAGGTAATCGTCGTAGGATTTACGAGAATTACGCAGGTATGTTTCCTACCTTTGAGATGTTTTGTGATTTTATGGACCAGTGTACGGAGAACTACGAGGGACTGGTGATTTGCAATAACGTATCTTCCAATAAGCTGGAGGATCAGGTGTTCTGGTATAAGGCTTCAGAGCATCCTCCGTTTAGGCTTTGCGACCAGACTTTGTGGGCAGATAACCGCCCTTTCCAGTCAGCAATGTTGGCCGCCGATGAGTATAACGCCGCTTCGATGAGGAAGAAGAACGCCGCCCCCTCCGTGTGGGTAAAGAAGTCCGGCGGCGAGTAGAACCACCCGCTCGCGCAGATTTTAAGATCCATTCTCTCCACTGAGAGAGTTTAGAAAAGTTGACATCTTTTACAGATGGTTGGACCATAGATGGATCAACATTAGCACCGTCAACAATAAATCGGCCATTTTGAACACCCGACAAGTTTCCCCGAACAATAGGACCTCTCAAACTAAAAACTCCTACGCGAATTGGAAATACAGGCGCGGCCGGTCGTGGGGGAGGAGCTTGGGGTGGAGGAGCAGCAGCCGGTCGTGGGGGAGGAGCTTGGGGTGGGGGAGCAGCCCTACGTCTATACTCTTCTCGGATTCTCTTGCCCTTGGCCTTAAGATCTCCTTGTGGTCCATCAATAGTAATAACTGGATTGAGTTCGGGCCAGAATTGCACTATACAAGCATCAATTTTGTCGTATATATCTCTGTTCTCCGCTCCTGCGAGAGCATCTTGGCGATATTGTTTCATTGCTTCCCTTTTTATGCGTTTTGCCTCTTTAACGTCATCTGTGGCTGCCAATTGATTACACACATCATCTGCGCCTTCAAACCCACCTCGTTGCTTACGAGATTTTCGCAACGTGTGCCTTCTCTCCCTCATTATTATGGTTCTAGTTTATAATAATGGATGATATAGATTTGACTCCTATCGGGATTCCTTACACAATAGAGTATGATAGTCTGGCCACAAATGGCTTCTTACATAATGTTAACCCCGGAGCCCTGCGTAGCTTAGTACCTGTAGTTAGTCCTGCATTTACACCTGTTGCTCAGGGAATGAGAACTGAAGGTTTTGCGACAAATGAAGAATGTACCATCAATGGAAAGGTGTATAAATTTATTAAGGTACTTGGAAGCGGCTCCTTCGGTGTTGTAGCTAAGGTACGTGATGAGACAGGAATGATGTTTGCACTCAAACGTCAGAAGTTGCCAATTCAAAATGACATGAATGAGTTTCAACAGATAGTTCATGAGGCAATCATTCAATATATGTTGTATGTTCTTTCCCCTCAAGGAAATCCATATGTGCCTCGTGTTTATTACGTATTTAAGACCAAAAACTTAGCTGGGAGAACAACACATCTGAATATTCTCATGGAATATATGGATAAAGGTACATACCGTAATAGGCTACTCGCTGAGGGTCAACTTGAGCGATTACATCTCAAGGGTCTTACTCGCCGTTTATACTATTTTTATCCATACGAGTATACCCACCGTGATCTTAAAGACGACAATGTATTTATTGATTCATTAGGCCGTACTCGCATTGGTGATTTTGGATATAGCCGAATGAACTATGGTCCACAAATAGAAATTGGAACAAACACCATACCTGTAGGATACAACGCATGGCGGGATCTAACCCAGTTTTCATTTGCAGTTAAGCGATATGCCGGTCAGTATGATACCTCCGAGAATGACTTAGAATGGATTTTAACAGGTGGCAAAACAGACTGTCCTTCGTATAACCGGGGTCAAAAATGCGTTGGTATTACGATGCCGGAATATGGAACTCCCGACTTTCAGCGCGTATTAGGTGGAGAACCAAATAATCATGGATACCCTCTATCTGTTTGGAGACGTATACGTCCTGGGCAACCCGATCCGACTCTTGCTACACCAGGTGAGGCTAGAAACGTTCCTCCTCAGGTCCCACCACCTCCCGCAGATGATGCAGAGGCTGCTAGGGCTGCAGAGGCTGCTAGGGCTGCAGAGGCTGCTAGGGCTGCAGAGGCTGCTAGGGCTAAAGCTGCTCGTGAGGCAGAGGCTGCTAGGGCTGCAGCACAACAGCGTGCATATGAGAGAGAAAGGGCAAGAAGGGAAGCAGAAGCAGCTAAACGAGCAAACTGGAAAGCAGAGAATCAGTGGCAGCAGCAACAGCGTGCAAATCAACAGGAACAGTGGCGCGCGCATCGCCGAGCATCTGATGTACAAGCAGAGGCAGCAGCCCGTGTCGCAAAAGAAGCAAGAGAAAAGGCAGCTTATGATGCTGGAGTTGCGGCAGGACTTGCGCAGGCTGCTCGTGATGCAGAGGCTGCTAAAGCTGCGCAGGCTGCTCGTGATGCAGAGGCTGAACAAGTGGAACGAGAGGCTGCAGAAAAAAGCGCTCGGCGATGGATGATGTGTGGTCGTATAAAGGAAGCCGCTGCTGTTGTAGCTGATGTTGCAACTGGTGTTGCAGCTGAAGCTGCTGCAAACCCCGAACAAGTCGTAGGTCTTGGTATTCTGGGAGGTACTGGTGCAGCACTTTATTATTATCCAGGTTACACCCTAACTGCCGCATTCATGTTTGCGTTTGCCGGCATGACGCGTCAGGGGGGAGCTATGGGTGTACGCACAGGAAATCAAACTCAAGTGTTGTATCCGCAGGCAAGTGATAGTGTAGAAGCTATCAAAGCAAAAATACAAGAAAGGGAACCGCTTCCTCCTGGACAACAGCGCATGGTTTTTACAGGCAGTGAAACAAACACAGATGAAATTCATTTAGAAACGGCCTCTGTTGATTTTCTCATCAACTACTTTGCAGATTCATCTGTTGAAGAATTATTTCACTATATTCGATTTGGATCATTTGCATCCAGTACTGATGAACAGAAAAAAGAAGTAATTAAGGCTCTCTCTCATGTTTCATGTGGAATTCTCGATACAACTACGTCTATCATCACGTTTGTGAAGGCAGATGATATTGCTGGTTTACTTGCATTTGCGAAAACAAGGGCTGAGAATACAGACGTCTTCATTGATGAAGTTGAAGAAAGTGGACTCAATGTGCTTCCTGTTAAAGATGTTGATGA